TTTTTGCATTCATGAGAAAGCTTTCCAGCCCGTCCAGGTTGATGCACAGCGCCTTTACCGCTTCCGCTGACGTCTGCACCGCCAGCCGGTGAACGCGGCCAAACCGGGCACCCAGCGCGCCATACAATCGAATCGTGGTTAAGCGCGCCATGGCTTAATTTCCTGCGGCAGGTCTTTGTGCCGAACGCAGATCATCGTCCGGTCTTTAAAATATCCACGGGCATAAGGCGTGATGCAGGATGGCTGGCCGTACAGGTGGTGCAGCAGCTCGCCCTCTTCGGTGATGATCCCCGCGTGGTTCCACTTGTCGGACTCAACCTGCATGATGACCATGCACCCGGGCGCGGGGTCACATTCGACAAATCCCTCACGTTCCCAGTTATCGAAATAGAGGTTGTCCGGGTACTGGCTTTCCCACCACGGATAATCCACGCGGAAATCGTTCAGCGTGACGCCCTGTGTAGCGTGCCAGTCCATGACCAGCCCCCAGCAGTCATGCGAGCCAAGGAGGAACGGACGGCCAATCAGCGGGATCGCATCAGGGGTGATCTCGGCGTATTCATCGCAGTCCGGCGCGTAAATGCCCCAGACCACACCAGAGTTATTGCACTGCTGGCGATCAAGGTCAGAGGCGATAGGCCGTGCGCCATCGCCCGGGTGGGAGTGAATGACGCGGACAATGGTCCCGGCGTCCTCGGCGTTCGCCCAGTGTTCGCCGTCAATTCGGAAATGCTCGGTAGGGTTTTCGTGGCTGTTCGGCACCGGGATATAGCGCTGGCGCCGTCCTGACTGAATGACGAAGCCGCAGCACTCGCGTGGGGATTCCTCCAGCGCATGCGCCCGGATCGCCGTCATAATGGTTTTGTTCATGGGTATATCCGGTTATCGGATGAAGAGAACTGTCGCCGGGTAGCCGCCAAAATCAAGAACGGCAGTGTTCGGTTCTGCCAGCCCGGCGCCGAAACGCTTGCGGCAGTCACTGAGGCAACCCCCGCATACATCAAACGCCGGGTCCGCTACCGCATTACCCTTCGCATCGAAATATGCCGTGCCGTTGTAGGTGCAGCCATCACCGCTGCGATATTGTCCGCGCAGTGCCCATTCGCAGAGCGAGGTGATCTGCCGGGTTGGTATGACCAGGTTCTGCAGGTCTGCCGGGCTGCTGAGCGACCAGGACACCACCTCGTCATCTTCAGAGGTTTTGGTGTCCAGCCAGAAGGTCTGCAGGGAGAACATCGTCGGGTCTGCTGTCGGATTAACACCGCCCGGGAAGTTCACCGCATCCAGGTAAACCGCGTAGGTGTCGATGATGCTCACCTTTGCATTCACCATGTCTTTAAACTGGAGACAAAGCGCAGTGATATGGCCGTCGAGGTTTGAAACGCTGAGCTTTGGTTCTGCGGCCTGATCCGTTGAAAGCGCCAGGTCGGCAATCTGGAAAGGCCAGAACTCGTAGGCGTTGCCATCCCAGATGATAGGCTTCGGCCCCAGCCTGGCCTCGTCGCCGTTCGCCGCGTCAATCTCGGCAGGCGTATGGGGAAACGGACTGTAGTGAAAGCGGTGGATCCCGCCGCTGAACTCTGAGGCATCCACTTCGACCAGGCGGACCCTGCCACCTGGTGCCAGCTTCGCCGCCTGATCAACAAGTGCCATTATGCGTATACCCCGTAGGCCCGTTTGATAGTGAACGTCAGCTCAGCGAATTTGCTGTTGATCTGGTTTTTGCGAACAGAGTCGGCGACAACGCGATACATCCCCTTCTCTTCGCCCGGCGGCGTAATGATGAAGGCCTTCACGGTATGAGCCAGGAGGAAATCGCGCACTGCGTTTACCTCTGTCTCAGTGCCGGTATGTTTCATCAGCACCTGGATCGCGGTGGAGTTGATACCGTTCTCGGCCACCTGCTCATAGCCATCGCCAAACTGCGCAGCACGCACCGTCTGGCTGTATTCAACAGGGCCAGCGCCGAGCTGCGAGCGCCAGCGGTAGGTTTCGACTGCCATGTTTGCTCCATAAAAAAAGCCACCCGAAGGTGGCTACTGTCTAAATATCAGGATGTTACAAGTTTAAATACCTGGTTATGTTGGGGGTTCAGCCCGTTAGCGGTGGGACGCTGGCGAACTCATAACAGGTGGAATGGCTGATTACCTCTGGTTAAAAGGATAGATAAGTGAAATACAAATTAAACACTGTTGGTGGCATTAAGAGTGCTGAAAATACACAAGAGTTACACGTGTTCTTAGAAGGCGATGATAACTCGCAACATAACTTCGTTATCAAAGTTGAAGGCCGGGATATTAATAGCCTGACACTTAATGATATCCATGCCTTAGCTCTCGAGCACGCACGCAATAGTTTCGCTAACTGCGATTGAACTTAATCTGCTGCGCGGCTCTTAATGGCATGAATATCTGAGCGTAATGCATCAATATGGCGGCTTGTACATTTTTTTAGTTCTGCAAGCTGCCTTTTTAGCGCTTCTACTTCTTCCTCTAAAGTTTGAATCTGTTGCTCTAAAGTCATAGCTTTCTCCTGCCTCTCGGCTATAGATATAAAAAAGCCCCGCATTAGCGAGGCTCGAGTTCGGTAAAGCCCAGGGCGGGGCTTGGTTAACAACTTAGTTCGGCTTAACTTCCGCTTATCTCTTCAATTCGGTAATCAGTTTTACCGTCTTTTTCCTCAATGCATACAGCTCTGAATTTTTGCTCAAGGCCGAATTTGTTCTTGGCGCTAAATTCCTGCGTTGCGTAAAACTTCCCGTCATTACCCTGCCATCTTTTTGCATCAAACACAGACATATCAAGGGTGCTTTTGTTAACGACTGATTTTTTAACGTAAGTCTCACAAGTCCCCCGAAGCTCATCCAGTTTCGCGTCGGATAGTTCTTTGGCTTCCTTTTGCTTATTTTCTGCTTCTGACGGTTTATTAAGTACAGCAGCAATACCGACCACAACGAGAAGAAGAATAAGCATCCCGAAAGTCTTGAGAATCTTCATGAGTATCTTTTTAAGCACTATCATCCCCTTGATTAGTATGGTTTGTTCCATGATAACCAAGGGGTAAAGTAAACACTACCGGCCTTTGGTGAAGTTGTAGATCATACCACCAGGCTTAAGGTGTTTTTGAACCACCTGCAAGGCGGCGTTCTGCATCTCATCGGCAAGCGCGCGCCCCATGGCGTCGCCAGAACTGGACGTATGGGCTGTTGCTGAACCACCAGCATCGACATTCACGGTAGTATTAATTACCGGGGCAACACCACCGCCACCTTGCGCTCTAACGCCTAACCGTCCAACTGAGTCACGCGTCAGCGGCATGATCGCTTCGGCTCCCGCTTCTGCGAATACCCCACCTTTGGCAAATTTCGACGCCCCCTGGAAGGTGAAATACTGAGGTGAATCGTAGACGCCATTCACGTACTTGCTGAGGCCCGGCGATTCATAGACTCCGCCTTTAGCGTTGAACGTTACGCCTGCAGCAGCGTTTGCATACGCTCCGCCTGGTGTATTGCCGCCACCAGAGCCTCCGCTGATCCATCCCATTGCGGCCTGCACTGCGTAGGCGACCATGAGGCGGTTCGTCACATCCAGGATCATCTTAAGCATCGACTTGCCGAACTCTTTAACCGAGGCTTTGCCGGTTGTCATAAGTTCGGTAAGCATGTCGCTCAGGCCTGTCAACGTGGAACTGGCAACATTCTTCACGGCATCGTAGGTATTCGTGGCGGCGTCCAGATACTCATTCCAGCCGCTTACAGCGCCAGCTTTCCAATCACCGCGCAGCTTATCCTCTTCAGCGTAATACTTCCGAAGCGCTGCCAGTTCTTTTTCATAACCAGCATCTTCAAGCTTGCCACCGCCATTCAGCCATCCCTGTCGAAGCTGCGCTTCCTCCATCAGGCGCTGCGTTTGACGACTACTTAACCCGGCGCTATCACGCAATGCATCGGTTTTTTCAGCCATCTGGGTGACGTATTTGTTTGCCTGCTGCGCCAGCCCATTAATCTTCTGCTGGGCCTCAACTTCCTTATTTTTCAGGTCCACTGCTTTCGCAGCGTTCGAAATGGCTTCGCGGTTCGCTAAAATTGACTTCTCTTGCGCAGTCAGCGCACGGGTTTTGGCAGCCTCCTCCAACTCAGCAAAGCGCGATTGTTGCTTGCTAAGTTCGTTGTTTTTTGCTTGAACCTCGCCGGTTTGGCGTAGTCTTTCAAGGGTATCAGTCAGCGTTCTTGCCTGGGCTTGGTAGTTCTCAACAGTGCGATCACCGGCATCGACCTTAACCGCAGGTGCTTTTGGCTCTTTTAGTGCCTTCGGATCCTTATAGCGCTCATTGAACTGCGCCAGGTGTTTATCCGCTTCAACCTGAGTTATATACCCAGCTTTTACAGCACTGGCATACTTCTCAGCTTCTTCAGTTCTTTTCTGCGCATTGGTTGCTAATGATTTTTCGCTAGCATCCATCTGCAAGCGGAATTTAAACTGCTCGTCATTGAACTGTTTTGTCTTCGCAGCGTTTTCCTGCTGGAGATTTATAAGCTCCTGTAAGCCAGCTTTAGTTACCTCAACGGTTGGCACCTGTGGCGTGGCGGCTTCACGGGTAATGTAATCCCATCCGGGCAACTCCTTTCCGCCCGTTCTTATGCCCTGTTCCTTAAGCCCAGCAGCTGGAGGCGCCTTCAAATCATCCAGAGATAGTTTGTATTTACCTACTTTGTCGATCAGGTCATCCCACCAACCGCCAGTAAGTCGGAGTGATGATACCGAGGTGTCACCAAAACTTTTCTGAGAGCTGGCGAGTTGGTCGATGATAGCCTTGGTTGCACCAGCAGTATCTCCGGCATCGGTTAGCGCTTTCACGTGCTCGTACAAAGCTGCAGTTGCAAAATGATATTGCTCGTTCAGGCTGATCAGCGACTGGACCGGATCTTTCCCAACGCGCTCAAATTGTTTCAGTAGCTCATCAACACTCTGACCGGTTGTTTTGGTCATCAACAACGCTGTTTCTGAGAACTGCGCAATCTGATCTGCCGTTGCCCCTAAAGCAGTTGCTTTGGTTACTACATCAGCGGCAACGGATTTACTAACGTCCCTTGCGTTGGCTAACTGCCTGGATAAGGCCTGAAGATCTTCGGCACTTCTCCCCGAAATATTCCCTGTATTTGCCAGCGCCTGATTGAGAGCCTCTATCTGTTTATTATTTGCATATGCCTGATAGGCCAAATATGCGAAACCGCCCGTCACTGCAGCCAGACCAATGGTTACCGGATTTAGCAATCCGGCAAGGCTCAAAATGTAATCGCCAACCCCTGTCAGCGCCCCTTTAACCCCGCCAAACTGGTCTTTAATCTGCCCGCCCTGCTGGAGAAGGATCAGAAAAGGAGACTGCCCACCAGCCAGCTGCGTGGCGATATCGGTGAACTGTGCCGGTAATGTGCGCATTGCTGCACTGTACTGGCCCACAGAGATACCGGCGCGGCGTGCAGCGGCCTCCTGCCGGGATAGCGCCTCAGGCAGCACGTCAGCCACCCCAGAGAGCCGTTCACGCGTCTGGTTGAGGATGGTGTTGAAATGCTCAAACTGGGTTCCGTTAATGCGTCCTGCTTCGAAGTGTGCCACCAGCTGCGCATGCTGCTCGTCCAGCGAGTTGAACGCGCGGATCGTCGGGTCGATTGACCCCAGCAGGTTCTTCAGCGCGGCTGATTGCTTCTCTGCCGCCTGAGTGGCCGCGAGTTCTGCCTGGGCACGCGCAGCTGCTTCGCCGGTATCCGTCAGCTTAAGCCGGGTATCGTCCAGGATTTTGTTGTAGTGCTGAAAATCATCGGTATCCAGAAAGCCTTTGGCCTGGAAGTTACGCAGCGCGGCCTGTTGTTCGTCCAGCCGGTTCAGCGCTTTGTTTACCGGATCGATATTCTCGAGCAGGCCTTTCAGCGCGGCCTGCTGCTCCTTGATGCCTTCGCTACCCTGCTTTGCAGACTCAGCACCAGCGCGGAACACACTATTCAGATCATCGGCTTTATCGACGGCACCGGCCGCCGCCTGACCGAGTTTATCCAGCTCATTGCTGGCAGTTTTCAGGTCAGAAACATCCGCCCGCAAAGTAATCGAGGCGATCTGGTCAGTCATTATTTCGTCTCCTTGTGCATTACTTTGAGAGCCTCGCTTTCCATAATCTGAAGGTCAGCCATGCAGGCCGCCGCATCATCAACCCCGTGTAACTCAAACACCCAGGGGAGAACGTTGTAATCAAGGCCGGTCGCCCCGCCCGCGCCAACGCGCCATTGAGTCGCCAGTGCAGAGAAGATGGTGAATGATTTCCATACCGACGGCAGGATCCCCACCTCTTCTTCCACATCCTCAGGCGTCAAACCAAAAGCGGCTAACTCCGCGAGAGTCGGTCCGGGCGTGTACAACGCTGCGGCGACCTGCCTCAGTTTTTTTCTCGTACACCCATCAGCTCTTTGGTATAGGCCAGGCCGATGTTGTCGAACGCGCGCGGGTAGTTCTGCAGTAGAACGATCACGTTATCGCGGTTGAACTCGTCAGGCAGTGCCCAGCCGTCAACGATCGCCATCAGGTAGTCGGCCTGTGGCTCGATAAGGGACTTTTTGCCTTCGGCACCTTTGCGCAGCTTCTCATCCATGGCGTACAGCTCTTCGAGCGTCTTATGGCGGAAGGTAAAGGTCAGCTTGCCGTCTTCAGCACCGGCGCGCGGAATGCTGGCAGTGGCGGGAAAGGTCGGGTTTGGGATCAGGGAGAATTGGGTCATTTCGGTTCCTTAGAAAGGTGCAGGATGGGGCCGTAAAAAAGCCCGGCGAACCGGGCCAGAATGGTTAGCTGACCGTGACGACACACGCACCAGAGGTGATGGTCTTGCCCGCGGCGTCTGTGACTTCGCAGGTGTAAGAGCCAGCATCGCCGGATACCACAGACGGGATGTTGAACGTCGAGGCCGTTTTGCCCGGGATAGCGGTACCGCCTTTCTTCCACACGTAGGTGTAAGGCGCGGAACCGCCCTGCATGACAACCGCCAGATCCAGCGCAGAACCAGAGGCGACCGATTTGGTTGCAGGCAGGTCAGTCAGGAAGGCCAGCGGCATAGCGGAGGAGTCGGCGATCGGGTAAATCTGCATATCCGATTCGAAGTTCATGCGCGCTTCGTTGCTTTCCACGGCGTTGATTTCGGTACGTGGCACGCGCTGGAACGACACTTTGGCAGAGTAGTAACGATCCGCTTTCCCGCGAGGGTTGTGGAACCAGACCGCCGTGGTGTCGCTGGAGTCGTCCAGGTCGATGAGGCGCTTGTAAATCGCCAGCTGCGGGTCGTGGGCGAACGTATAGACCTGAACCACGGCGTTTTTAAACGTCGGGATGGTACGGGCCTTATCATCTTCCAGGAACTGGACACTGATGGTCTGCTGGTCGCCGCCTTCGGTAGAGAGCGTCATGACCTGAGGCATGGTGATCCACGAGTCGATTTTGCGCAGTGTGCCTGCGCCAGTGCCCGCCGGGAATTTCTTGGTATCGGTGGTATCAAACGCTTCCAGCACAATTTTGGTGCCGGTCACCGATTTAACGCGCAGCACCATATTATCGAGCTTGAGCCAGCCCGAGCTAACCTGGACAACGTCCCCCGCCAGAATGCCGCCAGCCGAGGCAACGGTCAGTTCGCATTCCGTCGCGTTGGAGGCTGCTGTGAAGACAATCGGCGCAAGATAGGCCTTGGCCACGTTCACACGTGACCCGTTAGGGATTGCGAATGCCATTGCATTCTCCTGAATTGAGGAAATAAAAAACCCGCCGGATGGCGGGTCAGTAATCAGCGCGGTACTGCATGCTGACGGGAGTGGTGTAAGTGATGGAGCCGCTACTGCCGTTTGGTGCTGATGTCGGGCGATCCTGTATCGGTGGACGTACCTGCGGTGGCCCGTTGATGTAAACCGTCAAATCCCCGTCCACCA